CTACTGGGTATGGCTAAATACTGGGTTTAAGTGTCAATGTACAGACGCCCACAGTTGCCACGAGCATAACGTAAAAGACTTAGTAAGCGCTTTTAATATGACTATAGAATGTAACTGCGAAGAGTGCGAGGAGTGTAAATAATATTAACCAATTAAAACCAGACCAATGAGTGATTTAAGAATAGGATTTGCTAACAAATATTTTACTTTATGGAGTGTGTCTACGGAGGACTGCTATAGTACAGCCGCTAACGGGCAACACTACAAGAGCCATACTAAAACTAATTATTATTATTACCAGAATTTATCTATAGATGAGGCTACGGCTATAGAGAAGGCTAAAGCTAAGGGCTGTACTATGTTAACCCCAGACGTAGACTTAAGGGGTAAAACTAGCTCTTGGAGTAGTGTAGAGCGTTACGACGAGCCTAGCGAGGACTGGGAGTTTAAGAGAGGTAGGTATAGAGGGCAGGATATAAGAACCTGTGAGGACTTAGATTTTTTAAGCTGGTACTATAGAGACCAGAATTGTAATTATGCTATGAATAGGATAGCCGAGATAGACCCTAATTTTAGTATAGTTAAAGGCGAGCTGGTGCATAAAGATACTGTCGCTAAGCGTAAGGTTATTAAGCGCATAAAGGCTGGTAAATACGAGCTTACGGCTGTCTCTAACTTTACCCCTAACCCAGACGGTACAGCAGAGGTTAAGGTAACTATAGAGCCTAAGACAGAGGCAGAGTATTTGTTATGCGAAGCTAACCCCTACGGTATACGGATTGAGGTATTAGTAGACGAGCTGGACTTACAGAGGAGAGAGTATAGGGGCTACGATTACTACGTACCAGCAGGTATGCGAAGCTTTAAGGGTAAGACTTTTAAGCTAGATAATAATAACTTAATATTTTAATTATGATTATTACAGACGAATTTTTAGAGCTAGTAGAGGTAGAGTATATTAATAAAAGTATCTCTACTGGTCTTAAGTCCTTCGGGGTTATGCTAAGGCTTAAGGATAAGTTAGAGGCTAGGCTAGAGGGCAACTATGTAACCCATAAGCACCAGTACTGGGGCGGGGACTTCGACGAGATATTAGTAGACGAGGTAATAGACAGCGTAGATATAAGGTCTATAGAGTGCTTTTTAGATGGCTCTAAGGCTGAGATATACCCAGAGTTAACAGACACCGTTAACGAGTTTATAAGGGAGGTAATAGCAAGTAAAGAGGATTATAAATTAGAAGAGTAAAATTATGAGAGACGTAAAAGCAATGTTAGACTACTGGGATAACTTTAACCTAGAGCTATACTTAAAAATATTAGAAATTAAAAACCAGTAAAATTATGAGATTAAGAATTAACGAGGCTATAGAGAGCTATAACAAACGTAACGCAGAGTTAGGCGGTAAACTAACTAAGACGGCCTTAGCTGGCTTACTTATGCCAGAGGTACGTATAGAGACGGCTAGGCAGAATTTAAGCAACTGGATAAGCGGGAGAAAGCGCCCCAGCTACGAGCACCTGTTACAGATAGTAGAGATATGCAAGGTAGACTTAGACTTTATTTTTGGATATGGTAAAAAATATAACAATAAGTTGTAACTAATTAAATTTATATTCGTATATTGCAATATATTAACCAACTAAACCAGACCAATGAGAAAACGATACGACTACAGAAGACAGTTTAAGAATATGACAGAGCCGCAGTTAAAGGCGAGCTTAGAGCATCATAGAAACGAGTTATTAAAATGGATAGGGATAGACCAAGCCCAAGCGGATAACGAGTTAAAAATAATCAGTTACTTAGAGAATAAATAATTAATAATTTAAAAACCAGACCAATGACAAGTAAAGAAGCTACAGAAAAAATCGACTCTATAATAGAGAAGCACAGAATAAAGTTTAACGAGGAGCACCCTTTTAACTTTACAGGCGAAGCCATTAACTACCCTTTTGCTTTAGAAATACATAAGCGAGTAGAGGAGTTATATATAGTAGGCGTACTTAAGGGATATTTAATAGGAGAATTAACAACTAAATAAGAAGATATGGAGAATTTAGCAAAAGCAGTTATTAAGGTTATGCAGGCCGTAAAGGGTTTAGAGAAAAATAGCCGAGTAGGGGTAGGTAATGCTGCCTATGATGGGACCAAAGACAAAGACGTAAAGGAGGCTTTTAACGAGGCTTTAGCTGACGCTGGGCTTTGTATACTACCTATAGAGATTAACGAGACTACAGACGTTAATAGATGGGAGCAGGAGGATTTTTATAACGGTAAGAGTAAAGGCATAAAGCAAAAGCAGAGTATATTAACTAAGGTTAGTACTAAGTATTTACTATTGCACGAAAGCGGGGAGAGCATGGAGCTGGCAGGATATGGCCACGGTATAGACTCGCAGGATAAGAGCGCAGGTAAGGCTACTACATACGCTTTAAAAAACTGCTTACTGTATACGTTCTTAACTCCTGTAGGTAAGATAGACGACACCGATACTACGCATAGTAACGACATAGCCACGGCACCACCTAAGAAAGCGCCAGCTAAGAGGCTGCCTTTATCTCCTGCTGACTCTGAGATATGGGAGGGAGCAGTAGAGTACTTAAAAGCAGGTAAGGTTACTATAGAGAAGATAGAAAAGAAATACATATTAAGCCCAGAGAATAGGGAGCAATTATTAACCGAATCAATTTAATATTATGAATAAGATAAGCTTATACCAAATAGAGACGCAATATTTAGACCTTATTAACCAAGTAGAGGACCTAGACGGGGAGATAACCGAGGAGGTAGGTAAGGCCTTAGAGATTAACGAGAGCCAGTTACAGGGTAAAGCAATAGCCTATAAAGAGGTTATCGCTATTAAGGAGGACTTTAACGCTAGGATAGACGCAGAAATTAAGCGCTTACAGGCTATTAAAAAGACTAATAATAATCTTATAGGGAGGCTTAAAGATAATCTCCTTACAGCGGTCCAGTTATTCGGAGAGTTTACCGTAGGGACTGTAACTTTTGGAACCCGTAAAAGCTCCTCTGTAGAGGTTACTATAAACGTTAACGAGTTACCTAACCTATATAAGAATAGCAAAGTAACAGAGACAGCAGATAGGGCTAAGATAAAAGAAGCTTTAAAAGCTGGGACCTTAATAGAGGGGTGCAGAATTAAAGAGAGTATTAACCTAAATATTAAATAATATGAAAGCCAGAAAGCTATATTTAAGAAGGATAAAGCAGGAGGCGTTACGCTTCTGCATGGAGAAAAGTAGAGAGGAGGTAATAGGCGGGGAGGTCCATTTAATTATACCTAGTATTTTAAACTTTAAACACTACAAAGACTATGAAGATATTACCCAAGAAACAAACCGTTAAAAGGCTGTTAGAAAAAAAGCCCCACCTACAGGATAGCGATAGTAAGTTAATAGCTTCTGTCTGGTGGTTAGAGCTTATTAAATTAGGCGTAGACCCTAAGCCCCATAGAGAGTTATTAGAGCTATTCGCTGGCGGTAAGTTATCTAAGGTAGAGTCTATAACCAGAGCTAGGCGTAAGTTACAGGAGATAGAGCCTAGCTTACGGGGTAAGAATTACCAAGACAGGCAAAAAAATACGCAGAGTATTAAAGAGGAGTTAAGAAATTTTTAATATATTTGTGAGTAGGTTAGAGCTTAGCGGCTCTGTAATTAGGTTAACGGATTACCTCCCTACTTCTTTTAAAATCCGATTAAAAAAACCGTTATGAAAAACACCAAGCGAAAAGGGTTTAATTTTTTTAGAAGTTATTACGATGTTTATAACGAGCTATCCGATAAGGATAAATTAGCTTTTATAGATGCGTTATTAAATAAGCAGTTTTTAGGGTTAGACCCAGAAGGGCTTAAGGGGATGGCTAAGTTTGCTTGGATTAGTCAAGTACACTCAATCACCTCACAAGTAAAGGGTTACGAGGATAAGACAGGTACTAAGCTAGGGGGTGGCCTAGGGGGTACCAAAGGGGGTATAACACCCCCTGCCGTACAAGGGGAAGGACAAGTACAAGAGAAAGGGGAAGTAGAAGTACAAGACGTATATAGAAAATTCGCACACCTCCAAATATCAAAAGAAGAGTTTTCAAAATTAGAAGCTATTAACGGTACCCAAGCTGTAGACGACATATT